GTCCTAAGCAGTTTTCCTGGACGATATATAAGCCAAAGGCAACCGACCCCAAATCGTATAAATTGGCTGAAAAGATTGCAATTGATGTTCTAACCGGCAAAGTATCAGACTTTACAGGTGGAGCTACGTTCTACCACCATATAGACGTTAGACCTAATTGGGCAAAAAAGTTTATATATAGAACTACTATAGGAAAACATAGGTTTTATTTTACACTAGAGAGGCCAGTATGAAAATAGCAGTTAGATTTAAAGATGGTTCAAAAAATTTACTAGATGACCACGTTGATGATGATAATTCAACTAACATTACAGATATGGCATACAGGAAAGAATTTGCAGAATATATTGAAAATATGTTGCGTAAACCAGTAGCAACTATGCTATTCGAGGTTGTAACGGTAGCAAAACCAGTTCTAGCGTAAAATAATAGACTTGAATGTCTTCACTATATGCCGTATAATATTATCTTACGGTTGAGAAAGGAAACAAATGACATGGGTTGAGTGGTATATAATTTTGTGCTTGTCTGGAGGCATCACTTCTGCTATAATATCCTTTCTTCCAGCATTAAGAGAGTTAAAAAAGATAGAAAAAGAAAAGAACATAACCCATACTTTTGTTGAAAGACCATTAACATCTTTTATTGTGTGGGCAATTATGCATTCAGTAACCTTTCCTATTCTAGGAATATTTACAATATTCTCTGAAAAGAAGAATATATCAGTTATCGAGTCTATTACTAAAAGGAAGTACAATGCTTCGTGAAATTCGTTATACTAAAGTTAATGGTCAAATTAAAGAGTACTCTGTTTATCCATTAACTGAACCAGTAGATAGTATGATGGCTTTAGATGTATCTGATCTAGATGTTGAGGAAATTGAGTTAGTAGAAGCAAAGCTTAAAGATTTTCTTGAAAAGAGAACTGAACTATTCAAAAAGTACAAACTAGACGTTTATCTTAAACGCTTCAAACTAAAGGGAGTAGACTGGATTGTTTAAATGTACACAATTGTAGGTAGAGAAAACCTAGAAGCAGTAAATACTGTGGCAGATCGTGCAATGCAAATTATGCGAGATGAATCTGCTATTAAAGCACTGGAAGAAGACAAAGCAGTAGGTGTAAGAGCTGACCATTTAATGTCCTTAGCGACAGGTTATTTATTCTTATATCAGGCTGTACTAGACCACGGACTTTTGCCTAGTCAGAAGTCTGCTAAACATCAAATTTTTAAAGTTCATTAAGGAGTAACAAATATGGCATGGGATGACGACAAGAAAGCTAAAGTAATTAAGGCATACACTGATGCAAAGCCTACAGGTGCAAACTCTATTGAGATTGTTAAGCAATTAGCAGAAGATTTTGGTGAAACACCAAATGGTGTCCGCATGATTCTTAGCAAAGCAGAAGTCTATGTTAAGAAAGAAGAAGTTGCCGGTACTAAGAAAACTACTGCAACTAAAGAAGGTGCAACTGCTCGTGTATCAAAGGCTGATTCTCTATCTGCCCTAATCAAGGCAGTCGAAGAAGTTGGCTATACTGTTGATAACGATATTATCGACAAACTAACTGGTAAGCAGGCAATCTACTTTACCAATGTAATTAAGGCTGCTTTCGTAATTACCGCAGAAGGGGAGTAACATGGCTGCTGCAAAGAAGTCAGTTAAAGTAAAAGATACGGAAGATTTATCCGATTCTAATATTGAGAAAGTAATTGCACTTCTTTCAGCAGAAAAGCCTTGTACCAAAAAAGAGGCTTGTAGTATTCTAAGGATTACTTATAATACTACTAGATTGCAGACTATCATTGATAACTTTCTAGAAAAGAAAGATAGAACTGCGAAGCTTAGAGCTGAGAAAGCGCACAAACCTGCCACAGAAGCAGAGATTCAGTACTCTATTATGGAGTACCTGGGGGGTGCCACAGTTTCTGCAATTTCAGAGTCTCTTTACAGATCAGCATCTTTTGTAGACAAAGTTCTAGAAAGATGTGCTGTACCTCGTAGGGCTACAGGATGGTCATACCAACGTCCTCAACTAATTCCAGAAGAAGCAATTAGAACTTCTTTTGAGATCGGGGAGAAAGTATGGTCAGCACGTTACGAATCTCTAGCAACGATTAAATCAGAAGTAACAAACCAACCACATCCATCTAAAGTATATCGTGTATATTTAGAAGATGAGTCTTGGCAGCAATCAGCGTACCAACCAGCCGAGGAATTAGCTTCCTTGCAACACTTAACTAAATACGGAGTTTCAATTTAAATGAACAAAAATGCTTTTCTTCACTCTATGAATGAAGGTGGAGACTGTTACATCAACTATATTTCACCAGTCTCTAAGAAGCAAAAGTACCATGTTGGTACTACGAACTTTTCTGCCGCAATCTCCCCATATATTGCTAAGAAACTAGATGGCTATACGTGGCCGAAAATGACTGAGAGTCAGGTATTGGTATTCTGTTATGATATGGATACCTTTAAGCCGGTAGACACTGCTCTGGTTATTAGTGTACTACCTACCAATAAGGTAATTAGACAACCAGATGAGCAACGATTCTGAGGTTTTATTTACTCATACTCTAAAAGAAAATCTAGATGACTTCTCACAATGGAGATTGACAGTTACTGAATTTAGGGGTGAGCAGTATCTTAATATTAGAGAGTATTTTCTAGACTTCGATAGTGAGTGGCAGCCAACTAAGAAAGGTATTTCTCTCTTACTAGAGATGACTTTCACGGCTAACTTGCTGGAAGGGTTAAAACGTTTAGTTTCTGAAGGGGAACAAAAAGATGGGTGATCATTTAGCTAAAGAACTTATTAAGCTGGCTATTGTTTTGGCTGTAGTTAGTATGCTAGTTGGTGGTGCTTTAACATATCTATTTACTGTGGTATTATAATGAAATTTGAAACTGCGAAAGCCGAATTAATTGATAGTTTACTGGTAAGAGCTTCAAAAGCTTATTACGACGGTGACCCAATTTTATCTGACGAACAGTTTGATTACTTAGCTGATTTAGTAGATTTCAAAGGTTTGGGTGCTAAACCTACAGGTGACGTAAAGAAGCACTATAAGCGTATGTTCTCTTTACAGAAATACTACGCGGGAGAAGGTAAAGTACCTCTAGCAGATTATTTGGGTTTTAAGTATCAGTCACCGAAGCTAGACGGTGCTGCTATTTCTGCTCTTTATATAGACCAACATTTAGTACAGGTTCTAACACGAGGTGATGGCTTTGAAGGTAGGGATATTACTGAAAAGTTTCTATTCAGTAGTAAATCAATATTACCTAAAAAGATCAACTTAGACGGGGTAGTCCAGATAACTGGAGAGATTACTACTTTATCGGATGTTGAGAATGCTAGAAACTATGCTTCTGGTGCTCTAAATCTTATTGATATAAATGAGTTTAATTCTAGGGATTTATACTTTACTGCTTATGGTTTGTTTCCACAAACTATGACTTATGAGTTAGACTTAGAGACTTTGAGATTAAATGGATTTAAAACTGTTGCTGATGAAGATTGGTGTAATCAATTTGATACTGATGGTCGAGTAATCAGAATAAATGATAACCTGGACTATAATGCACTAGGATTTACTGCTAAGCATCCACGCGGAGCTTATGCTATTAAAGAGCGTAAATTCGGAGCTATTACTACTCTACTAGATGTAGAATGGCAAGTTGGTAAATCTGGTAAAGTGACACCAGTAGCTATTTTAGAACCTTGTAAGATTGGAGACTCTACAGTTGCCAGGGCTACCCTTAATAATATAGCTTTTATTGACTCTCTAGGACTTGAGATTGGCTGTAAAGTTGAGGTACAAAAAATGGGTGATATTATTCCCGGCATTATTCGTAGGTTGCCTGAAAATGATATTGATTTTGTAGAGTAACTACAGTATAATATTTCCTTACACAGTTGAAAAGCAAATGAAAATAACCCAACCAGAAAATTGTCCTGTTTGTAACTCCAAATTGATTTTAGTAAAAGATCAGTTATTTTGTAGGAACAAAGAATGCCCAGCGCAGACCGCAAAGAAATTAGAACACTTCTGCAAAACTGTAAAGATGAAAGGTTTTGGCCCAGTAGCACTAAGTAAGCTTGATTTTGAATCAATATTAGATATTTATACTTTTAGTGAGTCAACCTATAAGAATTTACTTGGAGACACTATTGGAGCAAAGCTATTCAAAGAAGTCAGACTCAGTGAAAAAAACACTGACTTAGAACAAGTTATTGCTGGTTTAAGCATCCCTTTAGTAGGCAATACTGCTGCTAGTAAACTATGTGAGTTTATTGACAGTGTAGATGATATTAACGAGGAGACTTGCTCTATGGCTGGACTAGGTGAGAAAGTAACAAATAATCTACTAGAGTATGTTAATTCAGAGGAATTTAGTAGATTACAAAAGCTTCTTAGGAAGTTTAAAGTAGGTAGTAATAAGAAAGTTGAAACACCATCATTAGGTATTACAGTATGTATTACTGGAAAACTTGATGATTACAAGAATAGATCAGAAGCTGCTAAGTATCTTAGTAGTTTAGGGTTTACGGTAGTCGATAGTGTAACTAAAGCTACCAACATTTTAATTAACGAAGAAGATAGAGAAAGTTCAAAGCTAACAAAAGCTATATCCCTAGGAATTAGGGTAACTACTATCAAAGACTTAGAAAAGGAAATAAATAAATGACAGTTCAAAAATGGACCGACGAACGTACCGCTCAACTAACCGCACTTGCAGGTGTTGCTACTCCGGTTAGCGCAGATACTGTAAAAACTGCTGCTACAGAGTTAGTTTGTAGTGAGCGCTCAGTAGCAGCTAAGCTGCGTAAGATGGGTTACGAAGTTGCTTCAATGGCGAAATCAGCTCTACCAACTTTCACGGAGGATGAAGCTACTGCTCTCAAAGAGTTTGTTATTGCCAATAGCGGCAATATGACTTATGCTCAGATTGCTGAAGCTTTCCAAGATGGCGAGTTTTCTGCTAAACAAGTACAAGGTAAGATTCTATCAATGGAACTTACCGCTAGTGTTAAGCCTACGGAGAAAGTAGAAGCGGTTCGTACATATACAGAAGCGGAAGAAACTACTTTCATTAGCATGTGTGCAGATGGTTCCTTCGTGGAAGATATTGCTACTGCTCTGAATAAGACTATTAATTCAGTTCGCGGAAAGGCACTTAGCCTACTACGTAGCGGCGACATTGTAAAGATGCCTGCTCAGAAGGAATCTCATGCTAAGGCAGAAGCCGACGTAGTTGATACTCTAGGCGACTTAAGCAAACTAACAGTTGCTCAGATTGCTGAAAAGTCTGGTAAGACTGAACGTGGTATTAAGACATTGCTAACGCGTCGTGGACTTGTTGCTAGTGACTATGATGGTGCTGCAAAGAAAGCAAAGAACGCAGCTAAAACAGCTGAGTAATACCTAAATAGGTAATTAAGGCGGTTTAGGGATTCCTCTAAATCGCCTTTTTTCATGGAGTAATAAATGAAGGTAACAATAACTTATTATGACAACGACTCTCTCACTATCGAAGAAGTCGTTGCTCGCGCCAAACACGCTTACGGGGATTTTGTTGAAGTTTCCGTGCAACCAACAAGCAATAAGCCTTCAGATATGCTTTACTTTGCTTTGCAACAAATGTTAACTCACGAACAGCTATCAATATTTTTTGATGACAAGAACCAGTACCCTACTAGACTAGCTAAACTACGTTCTGAAACATTGGCAGCAGTACAAAAGGAATTATCATCCGTAATTAAGGATAATGAAATAAAGGTAACTTAGAATGGCAGATATTGGCGCAATAGTACTACATAAAGTATTGGAGGGTAAAGATCTATCTGCATTTTCAAGATTGAAGTTAGCTTTTTTCGACTCTTCTTACACCAGCGTATATAGTGCTATTACGACCCATTATGACAAGTATGGTGCTATACCTAATTTTGTTGAGCTTCTAACAACTGCTAGAAGTAGTGCATTAACGAACGCTTTAACAACGCTTCAAAGTCTTGAAATTGAAGATGACATAGATATAGATGTAGCTGTGGATGCTTTAATTGATAGCTACACACAAAGTGAAGCACTAAAGTTATTAGATAAATTCGTAGATAATATTACGTTGATGGATAGTCAGGAGATTAAAGACTCTCTGTCAGCAGCAGTAATGCATTTAGATGAAAAAACACATACTAGCGAGGCTATTTTGAGTGCTAGCGATATTATGTTGTTTGCTTCCGTAGAAGATAATGAACATTATAAGTTTCCTAGTGGTATTTCGAATACAATAGACGCCAAACTGGGTGGATTGTTTAGACAAGAAACTATCCTACTTGGTGGGAAACGTGGTGCCGGTAAATCTATTGTATGTGCTAACTTAGTAGAAGCACAGTATGCTATGGGTAATACTTCAGTATATTTTACCATTGAAATGACTGGTAGAGAAACATTCCAGCGTATTATGGGTATTAATGCTGGAATATCTCATTCATTACTAAAGCAAAATTCTTTATCAGAATCAGAAATCTTAAAGTTAGTAAAAGCCAGGGCAGCTATGTATCTGGATGCAGATGATCTGGTAGAGGAATTCGTATTAAGTGGAGATAACTTAAAGTTCGAAAGTGATTTAGTTAGGACTAAATTTCTAAAACCCGATAATCAGATCATCATTATTGATGATAGAGAACTAAGTATTACTGCAATTGATTTACATATTCAAAAGCTGAAAGCTAAGTTTGGTGATAGTCTTAAATTAGCTGTTATTGATTACTTGAACCAGATTACTGTACCCGGAATTCCAGGTGGCATGTATGAATGGACCACACAGATTTTTGTCAGTAAAAAACTGAAAGAGTTAGCTAGAAAGCACGATATATGCATTGTATCTCCTTATCAAATTGATGATAATGGTGGCACACGCTTCGCCAAGGGTATTCTTGACTCCTGTGATATTGCAATGCTATTAGATGCACATGATAAGTCAGATAATACTATATCATTCGATACTACTAAGATTCGTGGTGGTCCACCTCTTGCATTTAGTAATGGTATTAATTGGGAAACTTTGAAAATTAATCCAGCAGAAACAGATAAACCTCAAAAGAAAGCAAAGAAAGAAAAGGAAGAGGAATCTTCCTATACTGGAAAAGAAGATGCAAATGATATTGATATTCCATTTGCTGGAGCTACTAAAATAAAAGGTGACAAATGGTAGATGAAGTAAGAAACCTACTTGATAATTTTGATATTAAGTATATCCCTAGTGGTAGGGATTATTTGATACATTGTTTAAACCCAGAGCATCCAGATAGAAATCCCTCGCTAAGGATTGATAAACTAAAAGGTATCGGCCAATGTTTATCCTGTGGTTATAAAGTCAACCTATTTAAACACTTTGATGTATTCACAGACGGTAAGTCTGCGCAAATTGCCTCCTTAAAGGAGAAAATTGCGAAATGTATGTCAGATAGTGTAGGATTAAAAATACCAAGTAAAGCAGTTCCTTGGCGCGAAGATTATAGGAATATAAAGGCTAGTACCTTCAGAGAATTTGGTGCTTTCACATATCCTACTGATTTTGGAAATCGCCTAGTATTTCCTATGTATGCTGCTAGTGGTAAGATTATAGGCTTTAATGGTAGAGCTATGGGTAATGAAAGTCCTAAGTACGATATATATCCTTCTAAGATAGAATTACCTATGTTCCCAGGCAGACCTAAGCCGATCAACTCTACACTAGTTCTAGTGGAAGGTATATTTGACTTTTTAAATTTATACGATAAGGGACTAACTAATGCTGTAGCCCTTCTAGGGGTAATTACTTTATATAATAAAAAGGGTTTAAATAAAGACAAGGTAAATCTATTCAAGATGAGTGGTACTACCAGAATATTTTTATGTTTAGACGGCGATGATGCCGGTAGAAAAGCTACCGAAGAATTAAAACCTTTACTAGAAGCCGAGGGTTTTTATGTTGGTGTAATAGAATTAGAAGATGATAGTGACCCAGGTGAATTAAGTAAGTCTGACGTTGCCTGGGTCATTGACTATATAAATGGAAGGCAAACCTAGCCTTAATAAAAGGAGTAGTATGAAAATAGCAGTAATTGAAAAAGGCCCTAGTAATATAAGGTTTAATCAGTATTTTCAGTTTGAATTTGACCAGTATCAATTATGTAGTGTAAAACTACCAAAAGTTTTAAAGAAAGATGTTGATATTGTAATCGATGAGTCTAAATACGACTACATAATTACAGTAGGGAGCGAAGCAGCAAAGTATTTCGCCAAGATTACTAGTGTTACTGATTTAGCAGGACACTTAATAGATGGTAAATATATTCCAATTATTAATCCAATGATGATTACCTTCAAACCAGAAGGTAAACCAGCATTTGAAAAATCTATTGAGAGGTTACATAAAGTAGTTTCCGGTGAGAATTTAGTTAATAATACTGGCAGTTGGATAGGTATTACAGACTCTAATGAGGCACTAGAATACTTGAGAAAGATTGATGAATGGGCTAGTGAGACTAAAGTAATAACACTAGATACTGAAACTACAGGACTTTATCCGACTGACGGCTACGTCCTAGGGATAAGTATCTGTGCTAAATTGGGTAATGCTGCTTATATTTCTACTGAGTGCGTAAACGAAGAAGTTGAAGCATTCTTTCAGTATTTATTTAATAAGTACACTATAGTATTTCATAATGCAAAATTCGATATTAAAATGTTACGTTATCATTTTAATTTCAAATTCCCTTCTTATGAAGACACAATGGTACTACACTATGTGTTAGATGAGACACAGGGTAGTCATGGACTAAAAAGTTTGGCACTTAAATATACAGACTTCGGCGCGTATGACGATGACCTAGACTCTTACAAGAAAGAGTATTGTAGGTCACATGGAGTTTTAGAATCAGACTTTACTTATGATTTGATTCCATTTGAAATTATGGTTCCATACGCCGCTAAAGATACTGGTGTTACTCTAGTTCTGTATAATAAGTTTAAGCCAATTATTAATGCTAACCCCAAATTGTTAAATCTGTATAATAATCTTCTTATTCCAGCTTTAACAGCCTTGATTAAAATTGAGCTTGTAGGTGTTCCTTTCCATAGAGGGCGTTTAGAGTTTGCTAAAGCTACCATTGATAAAGCAATTAGGGATGCAGAGATACATCTGTATAATTTACCAGAAGTTAAGCAGTTCGAGAAAGATCAAGGTAAGGAATTTAATCCAAATAGTGTGCTTCAACTAAGAAAGCTGCTGTTTGATGTACTGCAATTAGAACCATTAGCTAAGAAAACTGGGACTGGACTACAAAGTACAGATGCTGAAGTTCTAGAAAGTTTAGATGGTCAGCATGAGGTAGTGAATAGTATTGTTTCTATTAGAAAACTAGGTAAGATTAAGAATACTTATGTAGATAATCTACTTCGTAATCTAGACTCGGATGGTAGAGTTAGAACAGGCTTCAATTTAACTAGTACAACCTCCGGTAGACTATCAAGTTCAGGAAAATTTAATGCTCAACAACTTCCACGAGATGAGAAGCGTGTTAAAGGTGCAATTAAGGGTTCTGGAAAACATGAAGGTTGGAAGATAGTTTCTCAGGATTTGGCCACAGCAGAAATGTATTATGCTGCTGTTCTATCTGGAGATAAGAAACTACAAAAGGTTTTCCAAGATAAGGAAGACTTCCATAGTTCTATTGCAAAGCAAGTATTTTCGCTGCCAGGTGCTGTTTCTGATGTGAAAAAGTTCTTCAAAGATAAGCGTCAAGCTGCTAAGGCTATCTCATTCGGAATCCTGTATGGATCGGGTGCTCGTAAAGTATCTGATACAGTTTCTAAAGATTCAGATACATATTTCTCTCTGGATGATGCTCAGGAAGCTATTGATTTATACTTCAATACGTTCAGTCAATTAAAGAAATGGCTAAAGGGAACTGAGGAACTAATTAAGCAGCAAGGTTTCCTTTATACATCAGTTGGGCGTAAACGTAGGCTTAAAAATGTATTTAGCCCAGATAAAGGTATTGCATCACATGAGATTAGAAGCGGTATTAATGCCGCAGTACAATCACTAGCATCCGATATTAATCTGTTTGCTGTTATTGATATGATGGCAGCTATCAAGAAGCATAAGCTACGCGCAGAAATATTTATGATGGTACATGACTCAATTGTAGCTATTGTACACCCTGATGATGTAGAAAAGTACTGCGAATTACTAGCTGAATGTACTCAGAAAGACAGAGGTTTCTCTATCCCAGGCTGTCCAATTGGTATTGATCAAGAAGTTGGTGATGACTACTCATTTGAAGGTTGGGGAGACGAGTGGAGGGAGTGCTACGATGATTTTATCCAGTGTAGTGTGGCCGGTTTATCAACTGAGTAAGTATATAGAGACCAAGGAGTATAATAGTATGCTCCTTGGGCGTAACTCCGCAGAAGAGGACTTCAAATTAATAGACGATAAATCGAGGGAAGCTAGTTCCCTCGGATTGCGCCGAATCAAGTATGAATCAAGCCCAAGTATCGAAGGGTACAAATTATATAAGCTATCCACACCCATATATAAATACTCTAGTTTAATACTGCTAACATATAAGTCTACTAAGTTTATAGACTTTTCTGGAAGAATATTCAACTATGTAAAGAGTATGCGCGTACCACTAAAATATCATAGAATTACTAAATATACTCAGGTAGACCACGGCTACTTAGTACATCTATATGGAATACATTGTCCTTTCTACATAAATTATGAACCAGCCTTAGAGGTTAAATACGCAGGTTTATTACACGTAGGCCGGGGGTATGTTCTTTATTCATTAGAGGAGTCTAAATTAGCAGATACTAGGAGATTAATATAATGTATGAATTACTAATTGTAGTATTATCCATTTTGGGAAGCATATTGTTGGCACTGTATATAGCAAATATTTTAAGGTTTCTGAATGGCACGTAAGGCAGTTTTAAGCGATAGAATATATTTGGATAACGTAACACCAGAAGAAATGGATATACTAGAGGCTCAGACAACATATGAGATTATAGCTAGAGCTGGTAATAATACCTTCAGAGAGATTATTAATAATTTCCGAAGAATAACCCCAACTATGTGCTCTGTACCTTCTGGTAGAATTGATTTAATTAATGTAGATTATGAAGTTATTGATAAAAGAGTTTTAAAACCAGTAGAGTTCCCAGAATTTAGAGGTAAACTTAGGGAGTCTCAGCAGGAGGTATATGATGCAGTAGAAGAATCCTGCATGATTAATGCCTTTCCAAGTTGGGGAAAAACATACTCTGCTCTAGCTATAGCAGCAAAACTAGGCCAGAAGACGTTAGTTATTACACATACTACAGGACTTCGTGATCAGTGGATTTCTGAGATTGAAAAGGTATTTGGAATTGAGGCAGGTATTATTGGTAGTGGTAAGTATAATATCAAACCAATGATTGTTGTTGGTAATGTTCAATCTATAGTAAAAGTAATTGATCAAGTTCGAGATGACTTTGGCACATTAATACTTGATGAAATGCACCACGTTAGTGCTGCTACATTTTCCAAAATTGTTGATAAGTCTAAAGCTAGATATAAAATAGGACTTTCTGGAACTCTAATTCGTAAAGATAAGAAGCATATTATATTCCAAGATTACTTTGGATTTAATATATTTAAGCCAGAGAAAGAAAACTCTTTAACTCCTCAGATTGTAATAGTTGATACTAACATAGTATTAAAGCCTTCTCAACATTGGAGTAACAGAGTAACCGACCTAGAAGTTTACAACGAAGAGTATAGGCATATGATTGTAGATTTAGCCAATAATGCTGCTAGTAAGGGCTATAAAGTACTAGTAGTTGGTTCTAGGGTTGAGTTCTTGAAGTGGGCGGCCGAACAAAGTAATAAAGCGATCAGTATTACTGGAGAAATGAAATCTACAGAAATGAGGGCACAAGCTCTAAAAAGCTTATCAACTCCAGATGTAGACATATTATATGGTACTATGTCCATATTTTCAGAAGGAATTTCACAGAATGACTTGAGTTGTTTAATTCTAGCTACCCCTATTAATAATGAGCCATTACTTACTCAGTTAATAGGTCGTATTATTAGAGAAGCCCCTGGTAAAAAGCAACCATTAGTACTAGATATACATTTAAAAGGTAATTCTACTAGAGCACAAGCCCAGACTAGGATGGGACACTATATTAGACAAGGTTACCAGGTGAGAATATTAAAAAAGTAAAAGATTTTCTTTTTCAATTACAGTATAATATTATTTCTCAGTGAGAAATCAACCTATGAAACCCATATATTTTGACTGGGATAAAATTATAAAGACTGCTAAACATAATCAATATAAAATATTGGATATGTTTAAGCAGTTCTCAAAAGAGGGAGTACCACCAAAGCTAGCTGGAAACAGCTTTATCTTAAATGTACAAGATTTGATGAATCAAGGAGGTTTCGATTCTGAAAAGTTTGACTACATTATCTTAGCTGCAATCAGAAACTATTTCGATTACGAGTATCAACATGAAGCAGGCCTATGGCTTCCTTATTCACCTATTGATACAGTTAAAATTTCTAAAAATAGGCTATTGCAAATTTGCGACAACTACATACGATTTAAACACGAGGAAATACAAAATGGCACTTAAATTTGCTAATACTAAAGGCGCTGCAATTAAAGGCGCAGAAGCTTATACTTACAAAGATGGCGAGAATACTATCCGTATCTTTGGAGATGTTCTACCGCGTTACCTTTACTGGATTAAGGGCACAAACAATAAAGATATTCCACTAGAATGTTTATCTTTTGACCGCGAGAAAGAAAAGTTTACTAATAAAGAAAAAGACTGGGTAAAAGAGCTATATCCAGAACTTAAGTGCGGCTGGGCTTACTGTGTAATGGGTTACTCTCTAGCAGATAAGAAACCAGTTGTTATTAATCTGAAGAAAAAACTATTCGAACAGATTCTTAGTGCTGCTGAAGACCTTGGTGACCCAACCGATCCAGATACTGGATGGGATATTGTTTTTAAGCGTGCCAAAACTGGTGCTCAAACCTTCAATGTAGAGTACACTCTTAGTGTATTACGTTGCAAAGCTCGTCCTCTATCAGAAGAAGAACGCGCTATGATTGCTACAGCAAAGACTGTAGATGAATCTGTGCCACGTTTAACTCCAGAAGATCAAAAGAACTTCCTAGATAGCTTGAAGTCTGACTCTGATTCAGCTAATGAAGTTCCTGCTGAAGTCAAGGAAGAAGTAGACGATATTCCTATGTAAAAGAAATAAAGGCTCCTTAGGGAGCTTTTATTGCCTGGAGAAACTATGTTAGATAAACAGATAACTTTTACTTACGGAGAGTTAATTGAAGCTTTTAATCAGTGGAATAAAATATTAGAACAAGATAAGGTACCAGAGAGACCTACTGGTAATACTTGGGGTGAAATGTTTACCAACTATCTTATTACTACAGTAAATAAGATAAGAGCTGAAAAGCTTACTACGTATAGACAATGAGGATCAATAAAGAAAAGGAGTTACTTTTATCTTATGAGCTAGCTAGTAGTTTACTAAACTATGACCCAGATACAGGGATTATATCTTGGAAAGTAGTTTCCGGAGCTAGAACTAAGATAGGTATGCCAGCAGGTTCTAAACAACCAAATGGGTACTTAAGAATAAGTGTAAATAAAAATAGATTTTTAGCACATAGGCTAGCTTGGTTATTATATTATAAAGAATGGCCTATAGATATTATTGACCATATAGACGGTAATAAATCTAACAATAAGATTGAGAACCTAAGGGTGGGTACTATACTCAAAAATAGTTATAATACTGGCATAACTGTAACTAATACTTCTGGGTATAAGGGTGTTAGCTGGAACTCCGCTAATAATAAGTATATTGCTAATATAAATGTAAAAGGAAAAAAGATATACCTTGGTATGTTTAGTACTTCTGAAGAAGCAAGTAAAATCTATAATAAAGCAGCTAAAGAACTACACGGCGAATTCTATAAGGATACTAGGGTATGAAGGTGCTTTTTACTGCTGATCTGCACATTAAACTTAATCAGAAAAACGTACCTATCGACTGGCAAAGGAATAGGTATTTAGAATTAATACAGCAACTTAATAAGATTATTGTAGGACAATTTATAGATTTATTAGTAATTGGTGGGGATATATTCGATAGAGTCCCAACTATTGAAGAACTTGAGTTGTATTTTGAAATGATAGCTGCATTAAATCCAAGAATAGATATAATTATTTATCCTGGTAATCATGAAGCAGTCAAAAAACATACTACTTTTCTATCTAGATTAGTAGCTATAACTTCAACTATTAATTCTAGAGTTATTATTCTTGATGATTATTATACACTAGAGAATATGGACTTTATTCCATATAATAGACTAAAAGATAAATGGCCAGAGTTTACTGGTAATATTTGTTTTACCCACGTTAGAGGTGAAATACCCCCTCACGTTAAGCCAGAAATTGATCTAGACTTATTTGATAGATGGGAGTTAGTACTGGCAGGGGATTTGCATAGTCATAGTAACTGCCAACGTAATATTGCGTATCCTGGCTCACCACTAACTACAAGTTTTCATAGAAATGAAGTAGAGACTGGTGTAATAATTTTAGACTCAAAAGATGCTACTTGGCAATTTGAAAACCTATGGTTACCTCAATTAATTAGAAAGACTGTAACTAGCCCTGATGAAATGATACCTACTGACTTTCATCATACTATATATGAGCTGGAAGGAGATGTTGGTGATCTAGCTAACATTAAGAATTCTGAATTATTAGATAAGAAAATTGTTAAACGCGAGCATAAGTCAAGACTCTCTCTCAATAATCTAAGTATAGAAGAGGAGTTAAGACTATACTTAGACGAAGTACTAGAAATATCAAATATTGACGAAATATTGAAGGGAGCAAATGATTACATTAAAGACGCTAACATGGAGTAACTTATTTTCTTATGGCGCCGGAAATACAATCTCTTTAGATGAAGAACCAATTACGCAGCTAGTTGGGTTAAATGGTCATGGTAAATCCAGTATTCCTCTTATACTGGAAGAAGTACTATTTAATAAAAATTCTAAGGGTATTAAAAAGGGTGATGTGGTAAATAGGCAGCTGAATACTACTAAGTATTCAGGAGTTTGTACGTTCTCAATATTTGATAAAAATTATCAAATGTCCATTGATAGGTCAGGTGCTACTCAAAAAGTTAAACTTATTGAAGACGGAACAGATATTTCTAGCCATACAGCTACTGCTACTTTTTCGCAACTAGAGGAGTTATTCGGTGTAGATGCTAAGACATTTAGCCAATTAGTATATCAAAATTCTGGATCGTCACTACAATTTCTTACTGCGACTGATAGTAATAGAAAAAAATTTCTTATAGATTTACTATCCCTAGATAGGTATATAACTATCTTCGAGCGCGTAAAAGTAGCTCATAAAGAGTTAGCGGACAAGTTACTAAAGTTAGGTGCTAAAGAATCTACCGTACGTAGCTGGTTAGAGAGCGCAGGTAAAACAGTCCTAACAGAAATTCCACTCGCGGAAGTACCTTCCTTAGATAGTACAAAAGCGACCCAATTAGGGGCTTTAAAAGCTCAACTAGTGGAAATTAATAGTATAAATGCTAAGATTAGCGCTAATAACTTATACAAACAAAAAATTTCGTCTATTGACTCCGCAGCGTTAGTAAGTACAAAAGCGACCATTTCTACAAAAGCACTAGAGCAACAACGTGCTGAAGTTCAGTTAGAATTAAAGCAGTATGCAGCTACTGTAAAAAAGTATAGTGGACTACATTCTGGTGAATGTCCTACTTGTACACAACCAATTGATACTCATAAAATAAAGAGTATTGTAGATATTGCTTTAGGTATATCAGAAATTAAAAAAGCTACCGAAAAGCGTATATTAGAAGAAATAGCATTAGCAGAAGCTAATAATAGAGAGGTTTCTGCTCACCAAGCTTTGGTGAAAGAGTTTGAACAATTATCTATATTAATTGATAAGTCTTTACCGGAATTAACTTTAGATAAAAAAGAACTTGACGCTAAAATTGTAGAGCTTGAGAACTATATTGACTCTATAAATTCTGCTATTACTAAAGTTACTAAGGCTAATAATTCTGCATCAGCTACTAATGCTAAAATTTCTGCAATTAAAGAGCAATTAGATAGTTATACAAAAGAGTTAGATACTTTATCGAAAGAAACTCTAGAACTAGAGAAAACTTTTTCAATACTAGAAGTTCTAAAGAAGGCATTCAGTACAACTGGACTAATTGCTTACAAGATTGAAAACTCTGTAAAAGAACTAGAAGCTCTTACAAATGAGTACTTATCCGAACTTAGTGATGGAAGATTCGAGTTACTATTTGTTCTAGAAAAAGATAAGCTTAATATAGTGATTGTGGATAATGGAAAAGAAATTGAAATTACTGCACTTTCTGCAGGTGAGTTAGCTAGAGTAACTACTAGCACTTTGCTTGCAATTAGAAAGTTAATGTCCAGTTTGTCTAAGTCTCGTATCAATATTTTATTTCTTGATGAAGTTATTGATGTACTTGATACATATGGAAAAGAGAAATTAATTGAAGTATTATTAAAAGAGGATGGATTAAATACTTTCTTAATCTCTCACTCCTACTCACACCCTCTAGTTAAGAGGTTAGAAGTTATAAAAGAAGATGGAATATCGAGATTGAATTATGGCAGTTGATAGTAGAGCTAAAGGCGCTAGAGCAGAGACTACGGTTAGAGACGAACTACGGAAACTTACTGGATTACAGTGGGAAAGAATTCCTGCTTCAGGAGCACTTTCGGCAGTTCACCAACTTAAGGGTGATTTATACGTACCGGGGGAGTATAATCATTACTGTGTAGAAGTCAAACATTATGCAGAAGACTCTTTATCATCTACTTATTTAACTGGTGTGAATCCGCAGCTTTCTCAATTTTGGGAACAAACAGTTAGAGAATCTGGTCAAGTTAATAAGAAACCATTATTAATATATAAATACGATAGATCAAAACTATATGCTTGTATGGATGATTTACTTGTAGAGCAGAAAGATTACCCACATCGTTATTTATATAGTCATGAGGGCTTCTATATTACTAGATTAGAACAATGGATTAATTTTTGCAAGCCGGAGTGGACTAAATGAGTAAAAAGCAGAAGTTGTTGGATGAGCTATATGAGGAATTTTGTTCTTGTAGGGGCCTAAAGGATACAAATGATAAAGACTGTTTTAAAATGTATCTAGAGAAATATGCTAATGCTACCTTAAAACTAGCACTTAAAAAATTAAATGAGGATATTAATGGAAGAGATTGACGAGTTAGAACAGCTTAGTGTAAAATCTACCAAATCTTTTGCATCTATGGCTAAAAGAGATGAAAATATAGTAATGGTAGTAGATGCTCTAAACTTAGCTTTCCGCTATCTTCATAATGGGCAACTAAATTTTGCTGAAGAATACTTAAAAACAGTACAGAGCTTAGCTCAAAGTTATAGTGCTGGTAAAGTAATTATTGCTTGTGATCAGGGATCATCTTCTTTCCGTAAAGCTATATACCCAGAATATAAAGCAAATAGACAAGAAAAATATAAGAATCAAACTGAAGAAGAAAAAGCTAAGTTTGAACGATTTTTTAAAGATTTTGAAGATACACTTTTACTTCTAGCAGAGCATTATGAGGTACTACGCTATGAAAATGTTGAAGCGGATGATATTGCAGCTTATATTGTGGCTACTCTTAATTATGAGCATATCTGGCTTATATCTTCTGACAAGGACTGGGACTTACTCATATCCCCTTCCGTTTCAAGGTTTAGTTATGTAACTAGAAAAGAAATAACAGAAGATAATTGGCCCTATGATTGTTCAAAAGAAAACTACTTAGGACTAAAATGTTTACAAGGTGACTCTGGAGATAATATACTAGGAGTAGATGGCATAGGGCCAAAAAGAGCTATTACACTATTGGAACAATATGATGATATTTTTAGTATTATTGACCTTCTACCTTTACCTGGTAAACAAAAATTTATACAAAACCTCAATGCGTCTGGTACGTTGCTAGAACTTAACTTAAAATTAATGGATTTGCCTACATATTGCGAAGAAGCTATAGGTGAAGATAACATTCAAGACATTAAACGGAGATTAAAAATTGCTACTAATTGAATATAATACAGATGATGTTGACCTAGTACCATGTAGAGCTCATGAAACGGATGCTGGTGCCGACTTACGTGCTGCGGAGGACTATATTATTAGACCACATACTGCTGAACTAATCGATACTGGAATTCGTGTAGCTATACCCCCAGGGTATTTTGGAATGGTAGTAAGTAGGTCTGGTCACGGGAAGCATCGCATTTCATTAGCAAATCGTGTAGGTATTATTGACTCTGACTATAGAGGTAATATTATGGTCAGACTAGAAAACTTGGGGGATGCTGACTTTGTTATTAAACGTCTTGATCGTGTAGCTCAGCTAGTACTTATTCCATGCCTATTACCAGATTTCGTACTATCTGAAGAATTGGATGAAACTGAACGTGGAGAAGGTGGTTTTGGAAGTACTGGAGTTAATTAATGTATAAGGCATCAACTAGGGCTAGTGTAATTACTAGAAGGACTTATAATAGACCACTTAATGATAAAGGTACGATATTCGAAACTTGGAAACAAACTGTAGCACGTGTTATAGACCATCAACAATGGTTGTGGGAACGGGCTAAAGGTTCTGATTTAAACGATAAAGAATTTGCAGAGTTATATGAGCTAGAAGAGCTTATGTTAGATCGTAAGCTTTCAATGAGTGGCAGAACTCTATGGTTAGGTGGTACTGATATTTCAAAGTACAGGGAAGCCAGTCAATTTAACTGCTCTTATACTAATATTGAAACTGTTTATGACATAGTAGATAGTTTATGGTTACTACTACAGGGTTGCGGTCTAGGTGTACGACCTATTGTAGGAACTCTGAATGGCTTTGTTAACCCTATTGATGATATTCGTATCGTTCCTAGCACTAGAACTGCAAAAGGTGGGCTTGAATACAACGAGGAATTCTGGGATGCTGATACTAGGGTTTGGCGTATTAAAATTGGTGACTCTGCTGAAGCATGGGCCAAGTCTATTGGCAAGTTAATTGCTGGAAAATATCCTGCAAAAACTTTAATATTAGATTTTTCTGAGTTGCGCCCAGCAGGTGAGCGGTTAAAGGGTTACGGATGGATTAGCTCTGGATATCACGCTATTGCTAAAGCTTACAAAGCTATAGCGGAGATTTTATCTTCTAAAGCAGACTCATTACTATCCAGAATAGATATTATGGATATTATTAACTGGTTAGGTACTATTCTTAGTAGTCGTAGAAGTGCTGAAATTGTTATTTTTGAGTACGGTCAACCAGAGTGGCAAGAGTTCGCAGTAGCTAAAAAAGATTGGTGGCTACATGATAATGCGCATAGAACGCAGTCTAATAACTCTCTACTATTCAAGGAAAAACCAACAATTAAAGAACTGCGCGATATATTCCAGATTATGGAAGAAGCAGGTGGTTCTGAGCCTGGATTTATTAATGGTGAAGAGGCTCTGCGTCGTGCTCCTTGGTTCCAAGGCTGTAATCCATGTGTAGAGATTTTACTTGGGTCTAAATCCTTCTGTAACCTAACAGAAATTGATATAGGTAAGTTCAAGAAGAATGCATCTGGACTACATAGAGCTGCCTACTTAGCTGCTAGAGCTAACTATAGACAGACTTGTGTAAATCTTAAAGATGGAATTTTACAAGAATCATGGCATCTTAATAATGCTTTCCTAAGACTATGTGGGGTTGGACTAACTGGTATTGCTAAGCGACCTGATATGAAGGCGTATGACTACCAATATTTACAGCGTACAGCTACTTCTGCGGCTATTGGGATGGCAGATGAGCTTAGGCTTCCACATCCAAAGAATGTCACGACTTAACGAAAAAAGTACTTGAAATTTATAACCACTATAAGTATAATTATATTTATGGAGGTAATAAAATTTTATGACGTATAATGTAGATAAAGCAATAAACAATTTTGGTAAAGATAGAGTTCTGGAGCTAATATTTAGTGAAGGGTTAACTCAAGTTGAGTTACACAAACTATTAGGGTTAAGTACTTCTGATAGTAGGTTAAATAGTTCAGTTTATAGTAGGATTTATAAAACTCTAGGAATAAGTGAGCTACCATACAGTAGATTGTCTTCTAAAGATAGAAAATTTCAATTACAGCTAGATAGAAGTATGCCTGAATATTGGAATAATCTCTATCTAGTAGAAAACCTACTAGATAGACTAAGTAAGCCTACGATTAATAAATCAGGTACTAACATTAGATATGTTATAAACTTTCCTAGGCATCCTAGAAGTAATAAGGATTCTAATCAGGTAAAAGCTCATATAGTAGCTTGGGAGATTTATAATAAATGTTATCTGCCTGATAACTATAGAGTAATAGCTATAGATGGTAACTACTTAAATCTGCTTGAAGATAACTTAACTGTGGTTGAGACTGTTAAGCATAGAAGTGATAGTATGCTTGGAGATAATAATCCACAGTTTCTACATGGTATGTCTGGTAGACCTAAGCTAGGTGGTTGGAACTCTATATCAAAATTAAAAATTGCTAAAGATGGTAAGTGTGCTATATGTGATAGCACTAAGGATTTATTAGTACATCATGTAATTAACTATAATTTATTTATAAACTATATTGATGCTAATAAAGAGGTAAACTTACTAACATTATGTAGGCCATGTCATGGTCTTATTCATACAAAAAACTCAAGTATTAAGGTCCATATTGAGGCGACTCAATATAGCAAATTACTCGAATTGCTGGAAACTCTCAAGAGCCAAGTTCCAGACTCCTTAATGGAAACATATAAGGTAGTAGAAAAGCAACTTGGACTAACAGACAATCAGCAGGCAAGACCCTAAGGATTATTAATCTATGGGTAAGCTTCAACGACTATCCATTATGGAGTAGGGTCAAGAGACTCGAAGCGGGTAACTACTCAAGTAGTAGATGATATAGTCTGAGCTATATAGAGATATATAGAGAATAAGTGGAATCGACTTATTCGTAACATAACTGGTAAAACCAAGCGGTACATTAAGTAAGATTATGGACACAACAGAAGGTGCCCATATGCCTTTAGGTAAGTACATTTTTAATAATGTACAATTTAGTAAATTCGACCCTGTAGTAGAAAAGTTACGTGAGGCTAACTATAACGTTATTAATCACCCAACTGATGATTCAGGTGTTCTAGTAACCTTTCCAGTTCGCTGGGATGATGTTCCTTTCCATAAAGTAAATGGAAAAGAAGTAAATCTAGAAAGTGCTATTGATCAGCTAGAGCGTTATAAACTGCTACAGAAGAATTGGACGCAGCAGAATACTTCTGTAACTATTAGTTATGATCCTAGTGAAGTTGAGGATATTGTACATTGGTTATTTGATAATTGGGATATTTATGTAGGTGTTAGCTTCTTATATAGAACTGACCCAACTAAAACTGCAAAAGATCTTGGTTATTTATATCTACCTCAAGAGGTAGTAACAGAAGACGAGTATAATAGGTACGTTGCTACATTACTAGAAGTGGACTTGGAGTCAGCTAATTCCTTTGATGAATTACGTGATGAGGGGTGTGCTACCGGTGCTTGTCCAATTAGATAATGGATAAGTTACTTGAAGAACTAAAACCTTTACAGTTAAGGCCGAAAGCCTTGTACTGTACTGGTAGTAGTAATTGCTGGTGTTTCAAGCTAGAAACAAGGCTGCCGAGTCATGCAGATTATGATATATGTATGACACCAAAAGAGTTATTAGAAATGTATAGTTCTGAACTAACGTCTAATGATATTAATTATTTAAAAAGTATTGAATCTAGGGAGTGTATATGGTAGAATTTAAGTTTAATATTGGTAGTGAAGTATATCATGGTCGTACAGGTATTGGTGGCTATGTGATTGGTCTATATCAGAATAGAACAGGTGCACTAGTATCAGAAATAGAATATGTTACAGAAAATGGTAGTGTACAAACAATGTGGTGGCCCGAAGCTGAGCTAGAATTGATGTAATAAAAAAGCCCTAACAGATTATTCTGTTAGGGCTTTTTTTATGCTACAAGACCTATCTTATAAATGGTACTACCATTTTCTTTTACTGCTGTTAATACTTGCTGTTTACTACCATAAGAGATATGTACCCATCCCGACTCTACATCACCAGGAGTATAAAATTCTAGTATAAGTTGCTTAAACTTTAAGTTTTGTTCACACCACTTAGCTAACATATAGTTGGATAAATTAGGTACCTCAATATCAGCTGCAAGACCAAGTACATGATCAGAAGTTTTTGACCCACCTATAGCTACATTTAATTGTGGACTTCTATATCCACTATTAATTATAACTGTACCAAATTCATCTCTAATAGGTTGCAATAGCTTCGTAGTTAGTAGCATTAAATTATTAACTACTAAACTAGATGGTGTATTATCTATACTATTACGACTAGCATAATCACTTTTAGTCAACTCTTTTAATGTGAAGTTTTTACTTAGTTGCATTGAATTCCTTTAAATAATTTTTGTACGAGTTTACCAAACCTTCATGCTTACCATAACATTCTTCAAAAGCCTTCCTATCTTTAGCCTTTTGTGCTAATACATCCTCCCAACTAGTAAATGGTTTTTCTAATATAGACTGTGTACAGCTAGAGATTAGGTAAGAATCAAATTGTGGTGCTTTAGGTACTGGAGCACAGCAGCCAGCAAGTAATGCACTACTCAGTATCAGGCTTTTTAGTAACATTATCTATTTCACTCCATATTTTTGAAAAGTCCTCAGAAGGTGTACAAGGTACATTGGTAAGTGGTTTCTGTTTTACCTTACCCATAATAACAGAAAGTCTAGAGTCTATTTCCAGCATATTAGTATGTGCTAGTATAGCTTCTGTTTCTGAAAATTGGCGGACTTTATCTAGCTTACCTTGAATAAGTTCAAATTGTTGTAGTCTTTCTAGTTCGACCTTATCTGCTTTATAAGTATAACCACTAGTGAACCCTAATACTAAAGCTACTAATATTGACATAAGTATTTGGAAGTATTTATTTTTCAGTATTGTTATTAGTTCCATACTTAGCTCCTAGAAATTTATTTGCAAATTTGTTGCCGGTTACTATTCCCATATAAGCTAGTGTATACCACGCTAATCCTTCTAAATTAACTGTGGTAGCTAATGATGCCTTATATGAAGCATATAGAAATACAGTTGTTGCAGCCGTATTTGCTATATTAAACCATACTCTTGAACTAGATAATTTGCCACCAGGCTCATCCTTAACTATGTCTACTATGGCCATGTTACTATAGCTGCGCGTTTCCATACGTCAGTAGCTATACATACATATATATAGCTAGCATCCCAACATATTTGTCCTTTAGTACCCGTAGCAGTTGCAGAGGCTGGGGTTTTCTCAGTAGCTATATTAATATTATCACTATTAAATATAGGACCAGTAGACTTTAAAGTAAATCTAGTAGTAGGAGTTTGAGAACCATCGTTAGATATAGCTACTTCATATCTAGTAGGCATATCATCTGCACCTGGTGTGCCATCTACAATAAATTTAGCAGAACCACCTAAAGCATAGTCTACTCCATCATATCCAGCAGCAAAATCAGCTGATAAAGTATCTCCATTCAATACTATTGTTGGTGAGGATAAAGTACCACGTGCTCTAGCCCCATAATAATCTGCACCACCATCTGCCTGAACACTATTAGCATTATAAGTTGCTAACATAGGGCCTGGAGCCTGTCTTCCTATTCCAAGGTTAGCTGCTTGTTCTACACCATTCACTCGTAGAAAGTTATAGCTATTCAGTGCATAGTTTAAGTTAAATGCTATAGGGAATGCTCCTCTATAGTCAGTCCACGTAGTTACATTACTCGCATCTGTAGTGAGCGTATATAAGGGCATACACACTGGGAAGTGGAACACATGAGTTTTACCTACTATAGCAGTACCTTCCCACGGAGTAACTTTAGCTATAGTGCCCCCAGAAGTCCATGCATTCCATCCAGTAGAAACTATATCAGTAGTTAATGTATAAGGCCCAGATCCACTTATAGTAGTTACCTTAAAAAAAGTACCTTGCGCATTAGTTGGAGAAGCAATTCCTGTACTTAAATATCCTACATCTCCAATAGCGAAACTATTAGTAGCTACGGTAATTTGTGCTGCCGCTGCTATACTAAAACCAGTAATGTTAGTAGTAGTAGCACTTACTCTACCTATTTCTAGATGAATATTCGCAGCTCTATTAGGAGGTATACTTGTTATAGTGCCATCAGCTACTTGAGTAGACGCATTATCTACTAGTATAGTGCCACCATAATATTGCCAGCTAAGACCAGATGTAGGTATGTCCTTTCTCGCAAAGGACATAGATGGACTAGCCGCTCTGAAATTAGCATTAGCTGTTATTTCTTTTTGAGCTTGAGAAGATACTATCTCCGTTAGCTGCGCTGTTAATGTTGAATTTGCCATTTTTATCCTTTATGCTACTGTTAGCATTATGTCTTGGAATCTGCCAAAACCTACCGTAGCTGAAACTTGTGATATTCTTATATAGATAGTAATTTTTTGACTACCATCTATTAATTGACTAGCAGAGGTATAGTTATACTTATATGAACCATCTCCAACTATTGTAAAATTAGGTGAACCGCTTACTAATGCATCTAGTGTAGTACTATTAGTATTATAAAAATCAGTTCTATTATTTGCAATTGTATCAAAAGCGTTAGTTTTAAAAAATTCTATTCTCCATTTATCTACCACTTCACTCTGTGGTATGTCAGAATAGTCATTCCAACCAGCGTTTATTCTATCTCTACGTACCCATTTAATAATTATATCATATGCTCCAGTAGTGGCTGTTCTATACGCACTAATATTAATAGGTGTTAAAGGTCTTAATCTTTCCCCTACATAAGTTTTGTTAACTGTAGCAGAACCCTCTAGACTTTCACCAACTGGTACACATTTATATGCTATAGATGAGTTTAATTCAGCAGAAGGTACTATTAGATTATTAATTGTAGCACCAAGTAAAACTACAGTATCTGTAGCCTGATGAGTACCTACAGCCCATTCTGTACCCTTTCTACCTCTCAATAAACCACTTAATGTATAACTTCCTGCAGAAGCCCCTGGAGTAGCTGTTCTGAACTGTACTAATTCCCATCTACCTGGAGCACCAACTAAAATAGAATTTGCTCCACCCAAAACCGCTAAATCAGTAGCAGAAGATAATGAACCAGTATTCATACTTACGGTTAGTGTATTTATATTATCCCAACAAGTAGTACTACCACTAGGTAGTGCATTTGAAGTAGATCCTGTGTGTGTTGCTAATAAACTAGGTACGTAACCAGAGGTTAGATACGTAGCTCCACCATCTAATGATTTGAATAGTGTGGCACCAGCCCAACCAGTCGAATATCCACCAATACCGTAGTACCATCCAAGGCTATTATCTTCGTCTCTTAGAATACAACAGTCCAGCATTGATAGTATACTTGGACCCGCTATAGTTAACGTAGTAGGTGTATATGTAGTATTATTACCAGAAACTAAAGAGTTATATAAAGAAGGTATTTCTGGTACTGCTTCATAGTTTATTAAACCGGTAGGGCCATACTCTATACTGGTTATCTTTACTAATTCAGTTCTACCAGTATTTAACGGTATAGTAATTAAATCTCCTGGTGATAACTTTAAGTGTACATAAGTTGTAGAAAAACTATAAGAATATCTTCCAGAATACCATGCAGAATTCAATGCTATATCAGCAATTTTAGCCGCTTCAGAAGAAGTTAGCGCAATTGGTAGGCTTATTGCAACTTTATTCTCATGAGTAGCAGTAAGTCTTCTAGCATACTCTGTTCCAATCTGATAGTCATTATCTACATTAGAATAACTCACAGATACTTCTGATGGGAATTCTAGTTCATTTTTTCTAACTGAGGTTATTAGTTCTTTCGTTTCATCAATCATAATTTTGTGTACCAACTTCCTGTATTGTTAGAGTTCTAACACTAGTGCTAGAGGGTAAATAAGGTCTTCCTACTATTTTTGAATCTTCTTCTATTATATCAAATCTATACGCTGCGGTCAAGGGTTCTAGTGCATCCTTGATTGGCATTTTCTTGGCTATGTGATACCCTCTTACTACATCAGTAAGATTGGAATAGCTATATTTTGAAATAGGTAATCCTGATCTTGCAGTTATATCCTCTGCTACCGATTTTAGTGTGGGACTACTACTAGATACAGTATTCGTAGTAGCTATTAGTTCTCTGAACACATTAGGTGTATGAAAATTTTGGCTGAATTTTATTATATTTGGTGTTTCGCTATATACAGAGGTTGTTGAGTTATCAGACATTACCAGACTTCCTGGTAAACTAATACTACCACCTATACTTATTATCTCATAATTATTAAATGTAGTAAGGCTATCTACTGGTCCTACCTTTAATAGACTATTAAATGAGTTTATCCTATAAATACAGTTATCTTTATCATTAAATGTAAAGTAGTTCTTACCTCCTACAACTGTCGATACTGCTGATTCAATTAAATTAAAATTATAGTCATACCAATAAAAAGTATTTGGACCCCAACTACCCCTTACTACTAAAAATTTATTACTAAAAAATGCTATTGCTGTTACACCTAGACCATAAGAATATGATGGCCAAATTGTAGTAGATACCGAACCATTAAAATAGACAAGTGGGCCCTCTATACCACAGGAACAGATACCTTCTGTTGTACTTTTAAAAGCTATGGTAGCCCCCCAGCCCCCGGGGGCCCCAGGTCCTGAAATCGCATAACTTGGGTAGTAAGGAAAATTAGTACCCTCTGTATTACCAATATGAACTAAACATCCAACATTATAAGTACCAGTAGAGGATTTTATTCCATAGAATTCTCTAATTATTATGTGTACTTCCGGTGCTTTATATAAAATTAGTGAAGTGGTGTATGAGGTACCCTGGCTTGTAAGTATATTCATGTAGCCATCTGTTATTACACTTAAATCGGCACTAAACATTAATGTTTTAATGCCTTGAGTATTAATTTTATAATAAGAAGCATTTCCATAAGTTGGTGCAACATAACTAGCTATATTAGTTACTACAGAGTACCCATAAAGATTACCATAAATATCATATCCAGTATTAAATATTCTAGAAGATATTAATTCGCTAGTAGAATTAATGTTATACCCTGATAAACTACCGTTCTTAACAACCTCAAAACTAAAGTTAGGTAAACGATTACCATAATCTGCTAACTGTAAATCTTCAAATACTACGTATGCAGTACCTCTATACGCTAAATCAGTACCTTCAACTGCTTGAATTAAAGGATCGCAGAGTTGTGTTTCTGATCCAGTATAAACTCGAATTTTACTCTTGTTACTAGCCCGTAGAGCTTCTAGTTTAGCTGTGTATGATGCATCATAAATAAGTTTAGTATCAGCCCATATTCTACTTACTCCGGTTATAGTACCTTCACATAAAGCTACAGCACAATCTGTACTATAACTATAGGTAGTATAGCTATTTCCACCCCCTCCACTACCTCCCCCTACATCTTTTTTCTTTGAAGCTTCCGTTAGCCCTGTACTCCAGATAACATTACCTGCTATTCTCATTGTACCATAAACTAGTGGCAAACTTGCACCTTCGGTGCTAGTTTGCACACTTAAATCTCCTAGGCGTGGCCCCTGGTAGTCTTGCTTTTCATTAAATAGCATTCTATCTAACGCGCTACCTGCTATAGTACCTAGTGCTCCAGTTATAGCCTGAGCAGCTGACCATAAAGCCCCCGAAGCTGCCACACTAGCCCCACTAGCCATAGCCCCGTACAATGAAGGAGCTAAGGCACTAGTAGCTGCCTGAGATAATACTAAACTTGCCATAATTTTCCTATTTAGATCTGCTCAGCACCTAGGGTACTATTTGTTAAAGTTGCATTATTAGTTGCTATAGACTTATCTTTAGCAATTATTTTCCCAGCTTCTTCTACTAGCTCGAAATTATATCCAGCCTGTAAGGAGTCTAAAGCTGCTTTGGCTGACATAACTTTAGATACTACAAAACCTTTTACATTTTGATTACTTAAAGCTGTATAAGTATAAGAAGTACTTGGAAGTTTTGATTTTGCAGTTATATCCTCTGCTACCGATTGTAGGGCTACTGTTGATTTAGTTATCAAACCCTTGCTTAATATTGCAGTCTTTGTATCGTTATTTACCCAATATAGATTGTCAGCTATTTGACCTAGCGAATGTCTTGTATCATTAAATGCATAAGGGCTTGTGCCAATAGTAGTCCACGTAACAAAGTCTAGTGTTTTTACTATCGTCGTATCGTTTAGTAATAAGACACTATTTGGCTCAAGGCCTTGACCTAGTCTTATGCCAATAAAACCACCATATCGATAAATATCAGGTGATAGCGCGGCTTCGGTAAATGTTCCACCGGTGGTTAAAACGGTGGCCTTATTTATACGGTACGTGTATCCGGGAGCTCCATGTGTTAGCACGTAAATATAATCATCCGATATAACAATAGCGCCACGGTAGGCTTCACCAGTTAGTGTAATCGTTGCATAATGACCAGCCTCGAAAAATTCCATACTGTCGGATAGACCATATCCTGCATAACCACCCCATGATCCCATAGTGACCGTTGCCGGGGTAAGGTTGGCACGCTTGCTAATATTAAATGTTGAGTACGTTGCGTAGGCAACATAATCAGCATTAACAAAATTGTAGTTGTTGCTAAGACCGCTTTGGTGAAGTTTTTTTATAATTAGGCTTTCACCGTTAAGTGTAATTAAAAATGCTTTAGAAGTAGACTCCGGGTAACATAAAACAAAGGTGTCATCCTCATAGTCATACGTATTTGTAAATCCAAAAGATGTACCCCAATTATAAAACCCATATATATAATGTAAGTATGTTTTAAATCTATTTATCCAAACCCCATTACTATCAATGTACCAATAATTTAATTCTGTTGGGTAGGATGTTCCGTTCCAGGGATACACCGGGCCAACCGTAATAACCTTAATCATTTCGCCTGATTTATGCTTTACGCTAACTATCTGCCCGGATGTTGGAGCCGTAGCACTTTCAAACCCTTTAGCAAGCCCAGAAATACTACCACTCTTAATAACCTCAAAACTAAAGTTAGGTAAACGATTACCATAATCAGCTAATTGGAAGTCTTCAAATACTGCATACGCGGTACCTCTATACGCTAAATCAGTACCTTCAACTGCTTGAATTAAAGGATCACAAAGCTGCGTTTCTGAACCCGTGTAGAATCGAATGTTATTTTTTGCACTAACCTGTAACTTTTCTATATTATCAGTGGGTGCTCCAGGAAATGCTTTAGTTGGTGGTGTAAAATTTGCTGTATAGCGGGGTACACCTTTGGTGATACGTAGGTCATCAATATAGCCATTTAAATACCAAGCTGATCCACCGTATAAAGCACCTATACTAAATACGGGGCCTGAGGGTGAAAGTATATCAACTGATGATGCACTACTTGTGTTAGTACCTATACCATTTATAAATAGCTGTAAAGTACCACTATACCTAACTAAGGCTACATGAATCCAAGCCCCTGCTATAATAGCATTAGATGAACTTACTACCGTAGCACTTACCCCTAGAGAGTCACCAATTGATCCAGCCACAGTACCGCTAGGATCTATCTGAATGTAGAAGCAATTATATGTTACACCATTTGATCCTCTGTATAAAATTGCTTGGTAGCCTGGACCAATTGCTTGAATATTTATCCAACACTCAACTGTAAAATCTCCTAAACCAAAATTGAAATCCATACTATCAGGTATAGTAAGATAATCACCATTTCCATCAAAGTAAGCTGCCGCAGTACCAAACTTAGCTACACTAGTCTTAGTAACAGTATTGCCATACCTAGCAACTACTTTGCCTTTTTCATCAATAAATGAAGTAGCATTATCAACTCCATCCATGTGCATCGCTAGAACTACATTGTCCCAGTACGGATCTTGGGATACTGCTTTACCAACGTCATAAATTAGTTTACTATCAGCCCATATTCTACGTATTCCAGTTATAGTACCTTCACATATAGCTACAGCGCAGTCACTACTGTATGTATAAGTAGTATGACTGCCACCGCCTCCACCACCGCCTCCACTACCACCGCCTCCACCGCTACTCTCAGTAGTTGAAGACTCAGTTAACCCAGTACTCCATATAACATTACCTGCTATTCTCATTGTACCATAAACTATTGGCAAACTTGCACCTTCGGTGCTAGTTTGCACGATTAAATCTTGTAATCTAGGTCCATAAGTTTTTGGTGCTTTAGGCCCAAATAGCTTCCTATCTACAATACCACCAATATAGCCCCCAATGATACCACCTATACCAGGTAAAAGAATATTGCCTACTGTTGATAATACCATGCTAGCCATCTATTGTAGCTCCTAAATCATTACTATTTATACTTCTTGAGGATGTACTAGTACCACGCTTTTTAGCCATTAGAGTACCATTTTCTTCTACTAAATCAAAATTATACCCTGTAATAAGTGACTCTAACATACCAGCAGCATTTGTAGATGTTCTACTAGCGTAGCCTCTAAGTGTATCACCACTAAGAGCGGCGAAGTTAATTTTACTTGCTGATATTGGAGTTTTGGTAACAATATCATCAACTACCGATTTTAGCGTAGGACTACTTGTGGCTACTAAAGGTATGGTACTAAAAGTTGCGGTATTACCTGAATTTGAGTCATTACTACCTATATAATAAACATAATATATATCATCCTTAAATATTAGGGATGGTACTATAAGAGTGTTATTTAATACAAAATAAGAAGGTAATGGCGCAGATACTGCTTGATCAACGATAGAATATGGATTTTTAAAGTCTAATCTTTTTATTCTGTCTCCTGTACCTGGTATATATATAGCAGAATAATATGAATCGAACCCTATTAATATTGGATTAGCACCATTTACATAAGGACTAAGACTGATAGAATCTACATATATGTTATTACTATCAAAGCGATATACAGTATTATTTGTAGTATTAAAACATATAATACCTTCATCATATACATCAATTATGTCTCCATAGTTACTACTACTAATTGTTTGTGGCATAGTATTTAGATTACTAGCAGTAATTATAGTATTGACATCCGTATAAGACGTAGTATAAGTACCTAATGTACCTACGTATACTCTTAGATACTGGGGAGAATTACCACTTGTGGTGCTTTTACCTATAATGTATATTATACCGTTTTTTTCGCATACTCCAGTAATACGAGTATACCAGTTATTCTCGTTAGGTAGATATATTGCTCTTACTGGACTCTCATCTGTACTAGAAAAAGCTAGCACTGAGCTATTCCATCCTGGATGATAAAATATTCCTGGCGTACTACTGTAAGACTTTTGAGTTAAGGGAAAATTAGCGGGTGGTGCTACACCATTATTTATAAATGATTTTTGCAGCTTAATCTGACTATCATTAGTACCGAGTAAGTAGTAATAGTAATAATTATTAGTACCTAGTACTACTATATGCATATTATTATATTCATCAATTTTAGTCATTGTAGACTTATTACTAAACGTAATACTATTGGCTGTATTGTGTCTTTTACTAGATTTATAACTAGTAGTACCATTCTTAACAACCTCAAAACTAAAGTTAGGTAGACGATTACCATAGTTAGCTAATTGAAAGTCTTCAAATACTACATATGCAGTACCCCTGTATGCTAAATCAGTACCCTCAACTGCTTGAATTAAAGGATCGCAGAGTTGTGTTTCCGAACCAGTATAAAATCGAATATTATTTACGGCACTAGCCTGTAGAGTTTCTAATGTAGCACTACTACCAACATCATATATAAGTTTAGTATCTGCCCATATTCTACGTACTCCAGTTATAGTACCTTCACATAAGGCTACAGCACAATCAGTACTATAACTATACGTAGTAGAACTACTACCCCCTCCACCACCGCTACCTCCGCCTCCAATACTCTCAGTAGTTGAAGTTTCTGTTAATCCAGTACTCCAGATAACATTACCTGCTATTCTTATTGTGCCATATACTATTGGTAAATTAGCACCTTCAGTGCTAGTTTGCAGACTTAAATCTTGTAGTCTAGGGCCTTGTACGTTTACTTTACTACCGAACAGCATTCTATCTACTGCGCTACCAACATACGTAGCAGCAACTGTTAAAGCTGTAGTGGCTAAGTAACCAAGACCTGCTGAAACTGCAAAAGCCTCTGCAGCTGCTACCAATACTATTTGTGCCATAGTTTTACTTTATCCTATAAGTTCCAACTAGTCTACTAAGCCATATATCATCTAGTCTATGTTCTACTACTTTATTTGGTTTAGCCCACGCATGAATTACACCTATATCTGAGCACAGCCCTACATGCCTAGGCTCGCCAGCAAAAGAAAACCATAATACGTCACCAGATTGCCTTTCACTATTAGGTATCTTAGTACAATGCAATAATAGTGTCTCTTCTATCAATTTGGGGTCTGGGCTCATACTATAAGCACCAGGGTGTATAATTTGCATTCCTGCTTCTTCACCAACACAAATTAGTAGACCACCACAGTCTACTCCTAAGCGATTTCTACCTTGGTGTCTAAACGGAACTCCTAACCATCCTCTAGCTATTTCTACTAGATTATTTTGCATTTGGATACTCCATTACTTTGTCCATACCTGGTATATGTGGATAACCCCTGAAATTTATCTGATTTCCTGTGGTAGCATTACCTGGAGATAATATGAAACTGCTACATCCAGCAGGACTATCAAAGTTTTTATCACAACCTGAACTTATAGTAAAAGTATCTCCTATTGATACATCATTAGCCATTGGCAAAGCTAGTGATATAGTGGAACTACCAACAGATTTAACTTCCATACTAGCCCCCCTATTTAATCCTGAAGCCCAGGTCAATTTTCCATTCGCTATAATTTGGGGTACTGTGTTGGTAGACTGAGTGTAGGGGTAGTACTTGGGTATAAACTGACCTTGATATCTTGCTACTCCCTTCGTAATTCTGAGTTCGTCTAAATAGCAATTTGGCATATAGTTGGCCGCATTTTCGCCTGGAATACTAAATATATGTAAAGAAGGCGTAGTACTTGGTATAATTGGCATAGGATTAGTATTAGATTGTTGTGCTATACCATTTAAATATATTGTAGTAGTCCCTAGATAGCTCTCTATAGCTATATGTTGAAAAGTATTTAGCGTAATAGGTGTAGCTACTGAGTATGTACCAACACTACCATCATACCAATAAAACTGTAATAAATTTCCGGGTAAAGTTTGTACATACCAATGAATACCCGTAGTAGAATTCCAAGCTACAGCCCCGCCGCCAGCACAAAGTAATGCACCTGCTACAGGTGGATTACTCAATGGATTTAACCAAAATTCTATAGTAAAGTCACTAGGATGTAGTATAAAATCAGTAGAAGCAGCCGCACTTAAATAACTACCAGTAACATTACCTGGGTTATAAGCTGCTGCTGTACCAAATACTTTATTACTAGTTTTAGTAACTATAGCAGTACCGGTTCTAGTAATAATCTTTCCTATATTATCTGTAAAAGAAGTGCCGTTATCTACACCATCCATAGGCATAGCTAAAATAGCATTAGTAAATGTGGAATCTGTTATTGACCCGCTAATACTTAAGTTGTCCGGGGTATTAATGGTAGTATAATCAACTATACCAGAAACTGAAGAAGTACGTGTATATGTAGCTAGTGGCATCTTGCATCTAGAGTCTCCAAAGCTAGCATCGCACCTCTTAGTCATAATTCTACCTATAGTATTCTGTAGAAATTGTGATAAACTACGCATCTCAGCGATGAACTGCTGTTTCTTAATTGTTACATCGCCTAGTGTTCCGGCCTGTATAATTAATTTCTGAGTAACATCTTTCCAATTTACTATGAATACTTCTATATTACATAAGTCCCACATGCCTGATCTTAAATCTTGCTCAGTAATAGTACTAGAATCTAACATACCAGCTACTTCTAAGTTATCAACACTTGTACCTATTTTTGCTTGAGCATTTGTAGCATTTAATCCAGTTTCAGCATAGTAAACTACTCCGTCTATAATTAAATTTACATCGTGAGTTGTAAATCCAAATACTTGACCATCTTTTCTAGTTGCTTTCCAGCACCATGCTAAAGTGGTTACATCACCTAATAGGTGAGTATCCATTGCTACTGGTATAGTTTTCATACTCTTAACTCCACAATTGGGATATTTGACCAGGAACTAGATATGTGAGTATCTAATGATCCTTCCATTGAATCTATATCGAACCTGCATGGTATATCATATTCACCAGTCCAGGTAAGTATTTCATTACCTTGTTGATATTTACTTAAACTACCGCTAATAGTAGTGCCGGTATAATTAGTACTATTAGTACTTAATGTAACTTCAGTATATGTTGTATATGAAACTCCACTAACTACATGTCGTGTATCTTTTAATTCAGGTATATTTACATCAGATTCAAAGTATAGTTTAGAACCTATTGGTAATGTACTGACTTGATTTCCTTGTAGATATACTTTTGTTGTAGCTCCTTTAGTAATAGTATTATTTTGAAGTACAAAACTATTACTAAGATTGAAAGTGACTACACCAGTTGCATAATTAATATTATTTATTAAACCAGCAGTACTACCATGTATAGCAATTGGAGTACCATTTCTACTTACTGTTATAGTACTTATAGGTTTACGTATGTTTCTTAAATAGTAGTCAGAAGTAACAATACCAAATTTATATAGTTTAGCAAGTTGATAATACTTATAACCATCCTGTAAAGAGTTTAGAGACCCATCTAAGGCCTCTAAAGCCCCAGTTACTCTACCTTCTGTACTTGATACCTTATAGTCCATCCAATCTTTAAACCTAAAACCATTTGCGCGCCCTCTAGCTATATTAAAGAAAGCTAGAAGCTGAGCGTACTCAGCCTCTGTTCTAACTGCATGAGACACCTCGTACTTAGCTTTTGACTTAGCCCAATTAATATTTCTTTTCTCAAAGCCAGAGGCTGTACTTACTATATCCGTACTAAACTGAGGGCCACCAAGGGCCCCCTTAGATATATTAGTAGGAAAACGTGCATCTTCTATAAACGCTGTCATTTTTAATTATTCCTTGCCATAGCTCTTTGAATAGAAGCACCAACCTTACTGCTAATTTGTTGCTGACTTTCCCTAGAAGTTGGGCCATTTATAGTGAAGTGATTAACTACGTGAACTGTAGTAGCACCAGTAGTTGCTTCTTTTTGTTGTTCTGGAGTTTTAACAATTACTTGTTCTCCTGGTGTAGCCATAAACTGTACAAGTTTAGAATCTGTCCCACCTTGACCACCAACATCAAAAGCGCCTCCATTTGCGAATCCCATCATAGAGCCACCCCAGCTAGCTAAATCTGCTGCTGAAAATCCAGCTTCTTGACTAGCAAACATTGATGCTGATGTAGTACCACCACCCATGCCAAATAAGCTACCAAGTCCACCAAGTAATCCACCACCACCACTACCTCCACCACTACTAGAAAATAAAGATTGTGTGAAAGAGTCTAAGTTCTGCCCTATAAGCTGTGTAGTATCTCTGAAACTATCCATATAGCCACCAAAACTATCCATGTGGCCACCAAATGCTTCAGTAATACTAAGGGTGCCTGTAGTAAAGTTTTCTGTACTATCAGAAAAAGTTGAGCTTACTGATGCTAAAGTATCGAACTCTGCATTTTGAGCTGCTATAATATCAGCTTGAGTTCCGCCGGCAGCAAATAGCTCTGAAGGGGTAAATCCAGCTGTCTGTGACGCTAGCATAGCTCCTTGTTCACTAAATTTGTAGTCTAACTGCTGAAGAGCTCCCTCTCCAATACCAGCTAACGCATTAGTATTTGGTTGAGCTTTATTACCACTAATAGCATCCGCTATTCTTTGTAATAAATTTACCATCTTATCAAATAAGGTAGTATGTTTATTTACTGCCTCATCTTTTAAAGTACTAATATCGGCTGATTGTTTTTGAGCAATAGCTTTAGCTTCAGCAGTAGCTTTAGCCGCTGCAATTTCTGCTGGTGATTTAAACATATCAGGCTTACCGAACATACCCGCTATAGCATCTTTCATCATAGCTTTAAGTTGATTACCTGCATACTCCATCATCATATCATCAAAAGCGAAGATTGTATCTCTAATAATATTTTTTAGGTTGAAGTCTAAGTTTTTAACTGCATTACCTATGCCATCAACAAAAGTATCAACAGCTTTATAAGATGCATTTACTACGGTTTTATTATAAGAGTCGAGTGTATCTCTAAATTTCTTAGCATCTAATTCAAATCTCTCTGCTAATAAATCTTTATCTAACTGATAAGGTAGTGTAGCTTTTTCTTTGGCTTCTAAAGTTTTTTCTTTTAGAGCAAGTGCTTTTTCTAGGTATTCTACTCTTAGAGCTTCTTGAGCAATAATTTTTTCATTACCAGTTAATTCTCTATCAATTTTGTCCTGTGAAATTTGTTGCTGTTTAGCTAAAATTTCAGTATATGCTTGGTTTATAGTATTAATCTGATCTGCATTAAGTAGACCTGTAGATGCTTTATTAGAGCCAAATAGGCTATCAATTCTTTCAAGAGTTTCTGATTGAATCCTTAGTTCTTGATTCAGCTTAATAACAGCTATGTTATGTTCAGCAGCAGCTTCTTTTTTAGCTATTTCTAATAGTAGTGTTGCATTTTGAGTTGCAAAAGCCTGCTCTTGGGCTTTATAAATATCTTCTTCTAATGCTAATCTGATTTGTAATATACTATTTGCTTCACTAGATGTTCTACCAGAAATTTCATCTATTTCACTAGATCTAATTTTTAGTATATTTGTTTCTTTTAGTTTCTTAAGATTTTCCTCTAATTCAAATTCTCTATCTAATTTGGCACGTTCTAAAGTAGTTTTCTCTTTTGCTTGTTGTGAGGCTTTTAACTTATCTTCTGCCTCTCCTACAGCTTTGTCAGCAGCCCTTCTTTCATCACTACCTTCTTTCAGATTGCCAGCTTTTTTATCTGCTTTAATTTCGTCATTAAGGGCCTTAAGGGAAAGTTCTAGTGCACTGGTTGTAATTTTCAGCTTAGCTGCTTCTGCCTCATTTGCACCTAAGGCTACTTTGTATGCGTATAAAGAATCAGTTACTTCTGAGCCAACTCCTACCAAACCGGCGAATTCTGTCTCTAACTTTATTGATTTACCTGTTGTTTCTATATCTGTTCTAGAGACTTCAGCATTTAGATCATCATTAATAGTTTTTAGTTTTGGGTCGAGTCTAGTTTGTAACCTAGAAGGTAAGCTTAGTGTATTTACTTTAATATCTGCTTGAGCTATAGATATGGCACCTTCTACACCAGCAAGTCTTCCTAAAGCAGCAGCAATATTTCCGCGTTTATCTTCTTGAGTAGTAGGATTAGTCAGCTTACTATATGCTTGGTCCTTTAATTGAGCGCTATTAGCAAAATTAGCTAAGGGACCCAATATACCTCTCAGGTTTTCTGTATCTACTCTTCTCTGTTCTTGTAGCGCTTTTATATTAGTCTGCTTAGCTGCGTTATCAATAGCTACTTTTCTTGCTTCAGTTTTATATTCTGCAGAAGCTAGTATACCACTGCTACGAGAAGATAATCCTGCTAAAAATTGAGTTTTCTTTAGCGAAGCAGCTAGAGCTGCTTGTGCTACAGAAGCATTTGCAGCAGCAGATGCTAGATTAGCTAATGATTCTGCTGCAGCTACGCTGTATTTAGCTATACTAATATTTGCTTCTTTTAAGTTTTTGTATCCTGCGGCTTCAGCAGCTTTAGCAGAACCTTCTTTCAATTCCTGTGTTCTAGTATCTTCGGCTTTAGAGATAAGATCTTTATCCCCCATTGCTTTACGAACATTGTCGTCGTAGCGCTTATTTACCTCAGCTTCATTAGTATTTAATCCTTGCTTAAAACTCTCCAATTTGGGGTCGAGTCTTATTTGGGCCATTTCCTGAAATTGATCTGTAATACCATCTAAGTATTCAGAGATATTAGCTAAGCCACCAGAAGGACTACTTAATTGTTTAAATAAGTTAGAGGTACTAGCACTTAAACTATTTAGTGCTTTTAGGTGCTTAGATTGATTTTGTAATGTAAGTAGGTGCTCTGAAGATATAGTATCTAAATCTTTTAGATTATTCTTCATAGCTATTGTAGATTCTCCAAACTCTATAAAAGATTTCTTTACTGCAGGATCCATTGCAGCTATTTCTCGTCTAGCTAATTCTACTGCTCTTGACTGCTCTTGACTACTGGCTTTATTATATGATTCTGTAGTTAAACCTACGGAAGTCATCTTATAAGCTCCTGCCTTAGAGCCTGGTTTAGCGTACATATTGTCAATACCAACAGAGCCTTTATCTATTAGACCCTTTTTTACTAAATCCTCATAAACCTTTACAGTGGATAACTCGCTCTCTTTATCAAAAGCACCTAAACCAAAAAAGCGATCAAAACCTCCCTCAACATTATCTAGAAAAGCTCCTTTTTCTCGTAAACTATCTAGCTTTTGCTGCTGCTCTATAACTTCACCTATACTATTTGCTAAAGCAGTAGCTGAAGCTCCTTGTAAGTCATATTGTTCAGATAAACTACCAGTTTTACCTAACTTCTCCTGTATATCTAGAAATAGTTTATTTGTAGTATTTAATTTTTCTGTAGCTTCATCTAGCTTAGCCATAGCATCTGATGTTAGTCCTAATGCATTTGCTAATACCCCTAGTAGTGGAATAAGGACAGTAAATACAGCTGCCCAAATTGCAAAAGTACCTAATAAACGAGATATACCTACAGTTAGTACCTGGAAAGAGCCCTTCAAGCCCATATTAATTTTCTCTAGAGTACTGAACTTTCTACCTGTTCCTTCTACAACATTACCAAACTCGTCAAAAGTACCAGTACCCTTTTTAATAGAGTCAAATAAATCAGTAAAACCTAATCTAAAACCACCTGCTTCTGTAGCTTGAACGGCTCCACGAATTACAGCTAGTCTTTGACCCATCTGCTCAAATTTACCAATCTTTTGTGTAAGACTAGTAATTTCAGTATCAGTAGTCATTAAGTTCTTCTGAACTAATGCCTGTGCACTTGCTGCACCAGAAATAGACTGTAGTCCTTTTTCTTCAAAGTTCTTTATAGCAGCTAACTGACTATTTAGACGACCAAGCTCAGCCTGCGCATTTAAAAATGTTTTACCACTCTTTTTACCCTGTCTATCTAAAATATCTTGAGTTTTGGCTATTTCTCTTACAATTGTACCCCTAGCTTTTTCAAGTTCTTTTCGTACAATTTCTGTCTGTGCCTTAATTTGTTCTTCTGATAAGCCTATAAAGTTACCTAATTTGGCAGCATCATCAATACCTTTAAGTTTAGATTTTTTAATACCAGAACTTTCTAGTCCTTGTATAGCTGTATCTCTAGTTTCTACGAATTTTTGCTGTGCAGCCTTTACTTTTGCTTCATTTAGGGCTAATACAGCACTCTTCTGGTCTTCTAGAGCTTTTCTTTGTTTTGTTAGAGATTCTTGTGCTGCTTTATCTGTAGCCTCCCAAGCAGCTTGCATATTACCAACGGCTGGTATAGCTTGTTTTAGTAGTAAACCTACTATAGCCGTCATACCAAGTAATAGAGCCGTTGGTGATTGTGATAAGATACTTACCAAAGGTCCTAAAACACTATTAATTGTAGTTAGTACATCAGTACTTATATCTTTTAATGAGGCAGCTAGTTTAGAGAATGGATTAGCTGATTCATCTGCTAATTCTTTATACTTACGAATACCTTGTTCCGTAACTGCATTAACGAATGCCTGTCTACGCTCATAGTCAGTTAAGCTAGATACAGTTTTATTTAGACTTTTTGCGTAATTCTTATTAGCGTCATCTACTTTAACCATTAGACCTAATTCATCTAGTAGTTCTGGTTCTATTTTAATAGTACCACGAAATACACGAGTCATAGCATCTGTAAGGTCTCTACCTAAGGCTATGGAAGCACCTTTAGCAACAGTGGTCAATTCTTTTATTTGTTTAGTATTTAGACCTGCTGAAGTAGCTAAAGATGCGCTAGACAATGCGTCAGCCATAGATATTGCGCCGTCAGTTAGTCCCTGCATGTCTTTAGCCAAACCATTTATACTGACACCTACTTTTAGAGAAAGTATATCTGCTGCTTTTTGCATATTAGTAAAATCAGCTGCTTTACTCATAGCATTAAATGCCGCAGTCACCGCATATATGTTAGCTGCGAATGTGGCGTATAAGTGAACTAGGCCACCTAGCCCCTGGGCTTGTCTGCCAAAGTCACGAGCATCTCCCCTAGACTGACTACCTGCGGTACCTCTTGTGATACCTTCAGATGTGGGTACACTTGCTGTTGCACCAGACGCAGAAAGGGCAGCCGAAGCCGCCCTAGGTTGTTGCACTACTTTTCTAGGCTGTGCAACTTTGTCTAAGGAACTATTAAGCTTATCTGCACTAGCAGTTACCTGCTTTAGAGTGCCATTATCAGTTACTTCTACTGTCACTTTTCTAGTATTAGACATTTATTATCCTCATTTCTTTTTCTTACTATTTATTTGTTCAGTTTCCTGACGATCAAATAAGGTAACTATTCTTAATACAGTTATCCTATCTGTTACACCAAACAGTTCGAATAGATTAGATATGTTTTCAATAGCTTTACCAAAATAATGCCCGCTGAAGGAATCATACCTATCAGGTAAGTAGCAATAAATTGTCCAAGCCTCTTGAGCTTCCTCAGGTAAGTCCATTAACTCTACAGGGATTTCTTCCTCTATAGGTTCTGAACCTAACTGTTCACACATATCTAAATACGTCTCTCTAGACATATTAGCATGCCTATTTTGAGAGAAGTTTTTTACTTTATTAATTAACTCTTCGAACTGAACTTCTGAAAATTTGTTAGGTCACTCGTAACATCTGAGATAAAACCATCAAATTCTGTTGAATTCTTCATAAGTACTAGAGCATTTTCTTCAGAGAACTCTAATTCTTCGTTTAAATCTTTAATACTAGCTAAATCTACTAGCATTAGGTCTTGTAAGTATGAGTACTTAAGACCTGTCCATCCTTTTACTACAGCTGCTACATAATTCTTAGTAAATAGTTCTTCATTTAATTCTTCGATAGACTGACGAGTCTTTCTATCAAATTTTGTAGTAACGCAAGCTTTGCGTAACTTAATTAGTTCTTCTCTTGAAAGGAAAGCGACTTTAACTTTGAAACCGGTCTTGTCTTGAAAATCAACCTCAACTACTTTAGAAGGGGTTAATAGTGATTGTAGTGAAACCATTTATTTTAAATCTCCTTTAAATAGGAGGAGCATAATGCTCCTCCTTAATTATTAAACTCCGTAGTAAGTAACTACTAGGTTATTTGTTTTACTAATTTCATAGCTACCAGGATCAGCTGCTAAACCTACTGCACTGTAACCTTGAGCATTAAATGTAATTGCTGTCGAAACCACATCTTGAATATCAATAGTTGGAACACCTAACTGAGCAGCATTCATTAATAGTTCTACACGAGTAGCATTAGATGCACCACCTACTTCGATTTGAAGTTTAAACTTAGTTTCTGAAGTAGTTACAAGCCCTGCTAAAATATCTGATAGTAGTTTTCCTGACTCATTAGCTGCTCCAGTTTTTAGATACGCATTTAGTGAACCACTAATACTACGTGTACCAGTAAAGTAACCAATCGAGCGATTTACAACACCTAAGTTTTCTGGAGTTACATATTCAATATTATTATTGATAGTAATATTTCCTCCAGTAATAGGTACAGTGTAAGTAGTATTACCAGTACCAGTACCACCAATATTAGCCATTAATGTAGTTGTACTAAGTTTATTAGTAATATACTTAGTAGCTAGAGGTGGGGAGGTTAAGAAACAGCCTGGTGTGGTACCTGTGCCAGCTACTAGTGGAGTAGATGGTGTAATAGTTGTAGATTGTAGTACTTGAGTACCAAAACCACTCCAAGCTATCATTGCAATGCCTTGTAGGTCAAATTGAATATCTGCCTGATTAGCTGCGCAATTATATACTTTATAGTATACATTATCAACTTGGAAAATTAGAGCAAAATTCTGTAGAGCGTTTTTATTAGAGCCTTGAGCAGTAACAATTGCTGAAGAGGCAGATTCATACCACTGACCAGTTTTATAAGTTATAGTACCACCTGCAGGTCCTGTAGTAGTTACTTTAGTATCTAGATCTACTGTGAAATTAGTAGTACCAGTAATAGCAGTAACTCTAAAAATACCATTACCTGTACTACCACCAGTTACACCAGTTATGCCAGATAGCTGTACAGAATCACCTACTACTACTGTATGGGCCACAGTCGGAACTACTAGTAGAGTAAAACCATCCGTCGTATTACCACCAACTGTAGCACTAGTACACGCTAATGCGGCACCTGTAAATACTGGCTTAGTTCCTAATAGTGCATTCCATAAATATTTTTCGGGGGCTTGAATGTTAGTATCTAGATAAGGCCTAATATATGTACTCAAACTCCAATCTACTGGATTTAGTTTACTATTGAAGGAGCGTTCACCACGAACAGGTGCAGTGCCTGCCTCAGATAGAGTAATAGTTTGCTGTTCTGTATTCTGTGTGAATGAATATCCAGCCAATACTTGGATTTCAAAAGTATTAGCAGGAGTATGTCCTGCTAAAGTATCCGTCGCTAAGTTATCCGCATTAAAGGTTGTAAAGAAAACCTTTGTATTTCTACTTAAATTTACTGCCATAAAATTCTCCTATATACGAAATTAATAACGTAGTCAGTATTTACTAGCATTGTATTAAATTTCATATCTTATTGATAAATTCATTTCTCCAACACCAAAAGGTGCTAGTAATCCTTCATCTGTGGTTATTGAAGTGATAAGAATCTCTGTTGTACTCTTACCAGTTTCATATTCTAGCAGCTCATTATTTGTAACAACCTGCTCTACATCTTGTAGAAGATCTTCTAGTTTGCTAGTTGGGTCTTCTGAGTTGACGTATAATTTAAGTGAGACATTTAAAAATCCCCACTTAAATCCCCCTGGATGGTATTCTCTAGTTTCACTACCAGGAACTATACATACTGCTGGAAAGTCGGATATTTCATCCCAGAAGACAAGCTTAGTAAGTATGTTACTAGGAAACAGAGTACTCTTAAATGGAGAGGCCCCATTTATACTTGTAATCTTTTCAGCTAATTTTTTAGCTATGGAGCTTCTTGCACTCATAATTCCTCTCTTTTTATATTAACCCACACATTATATAATAGTAGAAAAATAATTTCAACTATATTTTATTAGTTATACTACTATGGTTCTCATCCTAGACTTAGTTAGCTGTGCTGCTATTTCTCTTACTGATCGATCAATAAGAGCATAGGGGCTCTTATCTATACTACCCTGTTTTCCACCTATTTCAAAAGTTGCATAAGGATACTTCATATAACTTAAAAAAGCTGTTATAGCATTTTGTCTACTATCAAACTGTACTGAGTTTAGTTTAACTGATTCTGCAAACCTACCTGTTTGATAAGTTAGCGCCGGAGGCGCCATATTCTTACGTATAACTTCTTGTAGTCTAGAAGCTAATAGGCTTTGTAGACTTGCTACTGATTGAAAAGCTCCTGAGGTTGAGCGAAGTTTAGTAATAGAGGTCTTTTTTGACTTAGTAATACTTTTTCTTATAGAGATAGGTTTTCCACCTTTCTTTATTGGAGATATAGTACTTTTTACACTACTTCTAATATTTATAGGTTTAATACTATTAGCATTTAATATAGTTTGCTCTAGAATATCTCCTATAACTTCTACCATATTTTTTGAGCCGCGTAGTGTTACAACATCCTGTTTCTCTAGCTCTTCTTTGAATACTCTTAATAAGCTACCATATATAATTGGTAAATGTCTTCTATAATATGCCTCTATAGTTCTACCAATTTCCTGGTTAATTTTTGCATTTTGTATTCCAACTTCCACTAAGGCTGTTTTAGTTATATTTTGTATAACTTTTTGTGAGATTTTTTGTAAAGCTCCTTGTTTAGTTAACTCAAGGGATACTAACCCTTTAAATCCTTCTTTTTTGGAATAGTTTCTAATCAACGTTAGTTGTGACTCATATATATATTCAAATATTTTTTCTTGTATTATTGAATTAAGTTTAGAATCATTTGTCAATAACTCATCTTTATAGAAGTTTAATACTTTAGCCTTTATTTCAGTGGAATTAGCTAACTCATATAAGTTTGCTAATTCTGTTGGGCTAGTATCCATGAATCCGGATACAGTAGCAATATTTGTTAAATATTCTATATTAGACATATTGCTATGTCCAATGTCTAATTGTTGGCTTAAAAAATCATTTATAGTATCAGTAAATTCATTAGAAGGAACTACTTTCTTTTTTATAGTAGATATAACATTAAATCCATTAGTAGCAAATAAACTATTTAGTAATACTAAAGCATTGGTGGTTAAAGCTTGTCCTGATATAAACTTATTAAATGAGCTTATAATATAACTAGAAGATAATTTGCTGCTTTCTATAGTATAAATTGCTGAATCTGTGGAATAATACTTTCCAGCAACACTTCTATACTTATTAAATAAAATAGTGCCTTCTGCTTCGGTTGCATTCGGATTATACTCTTTTAGAAACTTAATTGTAGCACTTAAGGTTAATACATGTAGTGCTTTATCTAATACTTCTGATCTAAAAATAGCTCCTGTACTTTTATCTGTTTTAGGTTTTAAAGCAGCTCCGATAGTATCAAAGAATTCTTTTCTAGCAATTTTGTCTGCAGATGATTTTATCTTATCTAATGTTGAAATACTCATCTAATAACCCTATACAAGTCTAGAACACGTTTAATATGGTGAGGGAAGTCAGAGCTACGAATGTACTCAATACTAACTGAACCCTGAGTTTTTCTAGGCGATGCTTCACGCTTCATGTAGTATTCTAGAAGGTCTAGGGCTGCAATATATAAGTCACCTGGAAGTACTGAGTAGCCTGCTCTATATGTAATCTTAAAGTAATTTGGGTAATTAATATCGGCAGCACCAAATATAACTAGCCTATCATTTTGTTTATCTATTAGGTAGTCTGTATAATCAGTAAGAGCAGTATATGTTTGACCATTATCTATTGAGTAGGCTACTTCTTCTACACTAACTATAGGAAATTCCTCAGTATATAAATAGTCATCTCCACCATTATAATACTGAATAATGTCAGTAAATGCTTCTGCATCTACATCATAGTTATCAATAAAACTTCTAGTACAGTAGTTTTTTATTAGTTGACTTACGTAAGGTATTAGTAGTTCAATACGTTCATCTTGATCTGTACTACTAATTCCAGTATATACCTTGTAATCATCTATTGTAATTAGGTTTCTCATTTGTTAACCACCTGAATTTTTACGCTTCTGTCGTCTTCTCTACCCATAGAGGTTATAATAGACACTACAACTATGTATTCTTTTCCAACAGTTCCTCCATCTAACCAAAAAGTAACAGATGTATTAGCATCAGTTAATGCTGATGATACTACTACTAATTCGGCTGGTTTACTAGAAACTACTGTAGCAGATACGATTGACTCACCACCTACTACTTGTAGATAGTCTGAAATAGCTCCAGGTCTATTATTAGTTTTAGCAGCAAAGTCCATTAAGTAGTCTAGCTTAGCCTCAGGATCTTTCTGTAATTTCTTTATTCCCATTAAATTTCTCCAATTTGGGGTCTAACTAGCATATGCTAGTTAGACTGATCTTGAGGTATTACTAATAAGTATATCTCTATTATCTTTACTAATATATAGTACTCTAGTATCAAAAATAAACGTAGTATCTCTTTCATCCTTAGATACTATTAAAAGTCTATCTTCTAGTGGTAGTATTATATACCTATTATCTTCTGAAGTACTTATTATTCTAGCTTCTGGAATAATACTATTGATCCAGAGTATATGCTGAATAAAACTACTATGTAATACATCTGATACAATTAGATGTACTTGTACATCTAGTGTAGCGTTAGTAATATAGTTTGAAACAGATAAGTAATCTGCTAGTAGTACATGGCCTTGACTTATGCTAAATGTGCTACTAAAATTACTTACTAATAGATCTAGTATATTTATAGTTATATCTTGTATTAAAGATAGTTGTTCTGTACTAGAGCTTACATTTATGCTACTAATTAGTAAATTATGAGCTTGGTATAGTAGTACTGGGCTTATTGAATTACCTTGAGCTATACTTTGTAATATTAAAGTATTAGCTTGTATTAAATTAGTAGTAGTAATTAAACTACTATTAACTAAATTATTGGTTAATAATGTTAATGCCTGAGTTAATAGGGTATTATCAATTGTTTTAGCATTAGCTAAATTATTAACTGTTAGTATATAAGCCTGTGATAATAATACTGGACTTATTGAATTACCTTGAGCTATACTTTGTAATATTAAAGTATTAGCTTGTATTAAATTAGTAGTAGTAATTAAACTACTGTTAACTAAATTATTAGTTAGTAATGTTAATGCTTGACTTAATAGTACATTATCAATTGTTTTAGCGTTAGCTAAATTATTAACTGTTAGTATATAAGCTTGTGTTAATAATACTGAGCTTAT